GATGTATGGCGTCAGACGCGAAAGCGATCGAAATCCCCGCCGGCCTCTACCATCCAATTCGGCCTACGTCCGCGACCAGTCCAGGTCTGAGAGGGATCTTTCGGATTCCGGAACTTGATGGGAGCTGCGCCACGCTTTCAAACACGCACGATTCCAGCGTTAAATATTGCGCCCCCGCCGCCGCGTATTCCACCGGGGCAATCTGCGAGTTCTGGTGCTCACAGTAATATTCGCAATATCCTCCTGTATTTGTGCTGTATGTATCCTGATAATTATCGGCAAAATAGCAGTTGCGCATTTCGCTAGCGGACGCAACGGGTGCCGCGTTCGGGAGTATCGCCGCCCCCGAGGCTCCGGAAAAAACGCAGTTGTAGGCATAAATCAGAGCACTTGAAATATGGTTGTAGTGTCCAGTGAAAGTGCAATCGTAGCATCTTATAGTGCTCGCCGCTCCCCCTGTAATGATGGCCGTGGAAGCCATGATCGGTGTGCTGAAATTGATTCCGTAGAACCACATGTTCCCCGTTCCCTGAACCACCAGCGCGGCGGCCCATGTCCAGGTAGGCATCTTTCCATTCTCCGCCTCAAACACGAGGTTGGTGGCACCGCAATTTACCGTTTCGTTGTAGGTCCCGTCGTCGACTATCATTATGCAGTCATTGGCCGCCGCATGGCTTACCGCGTGCGCGATGGTGAGATACGGCAAGTTCCGGTCGCCCTTCACCCCGGCGGCATCCACTCCCCACTTCGCCACGTACAGAGTATTCGCCACTGCAACGCCTGACGTGTATGTCCTGCTTTTCCTTGCACCGCATATGGAGATATCGCATCCCCGCAGTCGCGTGATCGTCGGCGCGCAACCGTCAGCCGCGTATATCCCCCCGTGAGAATCACAGGAATACGTGAGGTCAATCTTTTCGTCGTACACGCCTGAATCCGCGATGACGATATACCCGAAGGCCCCGGTCTGGTGCGTCAGTGCGTGGGCGATGGTAAGCAGGGGAGCCGCCGCCGTACCCGCCGCCGCATCGCTCCCCGCCTTGCTCACGTATGTCGTGTTCGCGTCGGTGAATTGCGGGTAGTGCGCGCGGGCCAAGTCCACATTCGCCGCTCCGTCCACCGTGGCGAAATCACCGGCCCAATAAACCGTTTTACCGTGGACCAGCACTTGATCCACTTCTGCGTTTCCCGCCGCTGTATCATGCGTCCATGTCTGCAAGTTGCCCTGGTTGTCGAGTGCGCCGATAAGATTCCTTGCCGTGCCTCCTATCGTTGTAAACGCACCACCAAGAAAAACGATGTTCCGGTACAGGTCCATTCCGTAACAGGCCCCGTTAAGGTTTGGATTCCACGCGGTGACTTCTCCGCTCGTTGTTTCTATTGCCGCCGCATGATTGCGGGCCGCCGGAGTCGCCCCGGCGTTGTGAAATAGGCCCCCGATGTAAACGCAATTCTGCGAGGAGTCCGACTTGATGGCGAAGACCGTGTTATCCGGTGCAGGAGCCCACGCGGACAGCACCCCGGCCCCAGCCGTTGTCATCTTGGCAAGCCTCACCTTCGCGCCTCCGTTGATGGTGGAAAAAGACCCCCCCAAATAAATGTTTCCCAGTCCATCCAGCTCCAGTGCATAGCACCACTGATTAGCGTCAAGGTCTGCCAGCCAAGCCGCCGTCGTCCCGGCATCGTTCGTGTTCACTTTCGCCAGATCAACGCGCGCCGAGCCGTTTACGGACGTGAATCCGCCCGATAAGTAGAGCGCCGAGTTTTCCGCGTCAGCCCGCATCGTTCGCACCGTCGGCGTGCTGGCGGTCAACAGCAACGCAGGCACCCATGTCGTGTCCAGATTCCCGCTGTAGTCGTACCTGCAAATCCCCGGGCGCGCCACTCCATCGACCGCCGTGAAACTTCCACCGATGTATAAATATTTTCCATCCGTTTCTAGGCAAAGAGCGTACCCGCCCGTGAAGGTAATCGTCCAATCCGAAACGATACCCGTGTCTATCGCCACCGCCGCGAATTGGGTCCGCGTTTTCCCGCCGATGACTCCCGAGTCATTCATCAGCACGCACAGATAGCCGCCGAACACCACCATTACTTGCGGGGTCGTCATCGCCGTCGCCGCGTCCGGCACGTCCGCCCACCATCCCCGCTTGCCCGTGGTCGCTTGCGCCCCGGGGTAGTTGTCTTGGAAATAGTGATACGCCTTCGTCGGGCTGTATCGGATTTGGATCGGTGCGACTTCAGCCATTATGTAAACCTTTGGCCGCGCCGCTGGTTGGAGCGTTGCATCGCTTCCGCAAGCTGGCGGTCAGCCGTCTGCGCGAACCGTTTGCCCTTAAGGTCCGACTCGCGCCGCACCCCGGGGAAGTTCATGGAGATGTCCCCGGTCTGCACGCCCCCGATTGCCGCGAGCCCCGCCTTATTGAGCGGTATCACGGCCTCCGGTCCCGCCTCACCTATCAGCGCGTTCGTCGGACGAGTTACGATACCGCCGGACGCCAGTTTGACCGTGGACGCCGCCGCCATGAGCGCCATGCCCTCGCCCATTTCCAGCGCGGCCTTGGCGAACCAGCCCGGAGCCAGCGCAATCGTTACGATACCTACCGCATAAGCGGCGGCTTGTATCAGCGACATCAAACCGCGCATGAATATTTCCTTTCCCATGCTCATCAGGAAACCGCGCAGTATTGCCGTTGCCGCCTCTTTCATCACGACCACAAGATTCCTCGCGGTCAACGCGCCAGACTCGCCCCACCGCTGGAACGCCGCGCCCATCGCTTCAGTCATGGTCGTCGCGGCCTTGCTGATGGCGTCGAATACCGCTGTCGCGTGAGCCTTCGCCACTTCCTCGGCGTCTTTCATTCGTAGCTTGAAATCGTCCAGGCTTTCCCCGGCCTTCTGATAAAAAACCTGCCGGTTGGTATCCAGCACGGTGAACATGGAAAGCGTGGACGCCTGTTTTTGCGCGACAAGCTGTTGATATATCTCTGCCTCCGACCGGCTCGCCGTTTCCTCCGCGCGCTTGACCCTGACGTGATCCGTAAGCTCGCGCTTGTTCTGCGCCTTCTTGGCAGTTTCCTGCTTCTTCCAGATTTGCGCGAGCTGGTCGGCCGCCCCTTTCGCCATGCTCGTCGTGTTGTTCATCGCATCCTTCCAGTTCGTCGCCACCGACTTGCTGAAAGTTTCCCAAGCCGCTTTAGGCCCCTTTGTGATTACGTCTTTCATGAAAATGCCTAAATCAATAAACGATTTAACTATGGCGATGTTGGCGTTTATGATCCCCGATAATACCGTAAAAACGACACCCCCGAGGATCGTTGCGACCGATTGGATGACCTTGACGAATCCGTTTATCGCAAAGGGAAGCGCCACAGCGAAAACGTTCAAAAGCCATGTGATCGTCGGTGCCAGGGTCTTGCCTATTTCTTTTCCCGCATCGGCCATCGCGTTCTTGGCGATCTCCATTTCAGTCGCTACGCTTCGATCAGACCTTGCGAGATTATCGGTGCGATCCGCCAGTATGTCGAAAAGCTTCTGCGTGTCCTTCGCGGCGGCTCCGGTAATCCCGAGTTCCTTAGCCAGCATCATCGTCCCCCGCGTGTTCCCCTGGAACGCCAGCCCGATGATATCCGCAGCCGCAGACAAGGACTGCCCTGTATAAACAGAGTAGTTCATCGCCATTTCATTCAGCCGCAACGACGCGGTGTAGTCGTTCGTCTTTGACATCAGCTCATCGAGCGATGCGATAACCACGTCATCGGAAAAACGTGTTGTGGCCTGTATCTCGTTGGCGTAGGCGACAACATCTTCCTTGAGCGCGGCCCAGTTTCCGCCGGCACCTGCAACCTTTTTCCCGAGCGTGTCAAGCGCCCGCTCGTATTCCGCGAAGTCCTTTATGCCGGCGATGATAAACTTGGCTATTTTGTCGGCCGCGAACACCTGCGCGAAGGCCACCCCGAAAGCGTTGATGCTTTTGCTTGCATTGGTCCCGAAATCATCAAGCCGCTTCCCGGCCTCGTCCAGCTTGCCTTTTAGGTCGGCAACCTCCGCCCGTAGGCGTACGACAACATCAGTATCCGCCATTCATGCGCGTGCCCCTTTGCCTTCGTCAAGCACTTTCATGGCTTCCTCGGCCATCTTGTGGAGCCTGATTTTACGGGCCAGCTCGGGCGTCCCGAAGATTTCCGCGACGCGCGCGAGGTCCGGCGGAACGGGCGGCATGAGCATCGCTTTCCATGCCGCGTAGACTTCGCCCGGCTTTTCAGCGTGGAACGCCGAGAGCATGTCAAGGTTCTGACGTATGCGTCTACGTTCAAAATGCGCCAGAAGGTATTCAACAGCGCGCGGCGTGAGCGATTGGCTTTCATCGTATCCCCATCCCGTCCAGTGGATCAGGTCTGCGAGGGCGGCGTCACTTTCGTCGCCCCCGAAACTGCCCCCCCGAGGAGGGGCAATACTTTTTTTTGAAACAGCCTCGATAGGTTGTTGATCTCCCATATCTCGGCCAGGAGGTCCACGATCATATTGGGCGTAAGGTCCATGACGAAATCGGCCGGGGCATCGGTCCCGATGGACACGATCTCGGCCACCTTGTCCGGTATCACGCGCATCAGGCCGGATATCCCGCTGATGACCTGCTGGGTGTCGCCCGACCCGAGGCCCTTGAATACGCCTTCCTCGTCCTTCAGGCTCGCCAGCACGTCGGCAAGCTTGCTTATCTTCTTGAGGCTCAATTCCGTGATGGTGATGTCGCGTCCGTTCAGGCTGACAACTTTAACCGCCGGTTTCAGTGCGTCCATGTGTCCCCTTTCAGGGGGAGCCCCGAAGGGCTCCCCCCGTTATCAGGCTCGGCTTATGCCGTTGTGAAGTCTGTCACTTTCCCGGCCGTCAGCGCATTGCCCGCCATGTCCTTGATTCCGCTCGTCAGCACGGCGAGGTATTGCGTCGCCGCAGTCAGCGCGGCTGTCGGCGTAAACGTGATCGTTGTCGCCGCGCCTGCATTGGACAGCACGATGGTTCCGGCAACGTAAGCCGCCGCGCCTACGGGAGCCTCGATCAACTTAACGTTCGCCGAATTTACCGCTGCTGAATCGAGATTTTTTGAGAACGTCCATACCACGGTGGTGTTCACGCTCACGGCTGCGGCCGCATCCAGCGGAACCACGGTGCATGTCGGATTCACCAGGTCCGCGCTGATGGACACATCGCCGAACGTCGCGAGGTACGAGCCGTCAGCCCCGGATGCCTCGTTGACGTGCGCGCGAAACTTGCACTTCCACTCCTGGAACTTGTCCCCGGTGTACAGCAACTCGGGATTGCCCACGGGCACGGCATACGGGATGGTGAAATCGTATGTCGGCGTATTGCTGGTATTGATCGGGGTGAACACGACTGGAACTGCCGTGATCGGAGAGCCCGCTATTTTCCCCACGGTGATCTTTGAATCGGCCCCCGAGGTGACTTTCGTCAGCCCGTTGAACACGTTCACGAGATCGACCATGTTGGTTTGTATCAGGGTGAACTCGGCCTCGACGGCCTGTGTGGCGATCCACGCCTTGACCGGGGCTTTCTTTCCCCACTTCCCCGCGAACGCTTCGACCTGATCGGCCGGCATCGTAACCTTCACGCCGTCCGGCCCCGTGTGCCCGACATTCACCGAGTTTACGGTGACTGTGCAAGGCCCAAGATTCAGAACTTCGGTGATGTCTGCACCCATTCAGCCTCCTTGTGGCTTCAGCCTAGTGAAATTATACCAAGATTCCCCGACGCATCCGATATAGCCTCGAACGCGAAGTCTTGGATGGTGAAATTCTCAAGCACCGTCGGAAAACTAAACCGTTTCGTCACGCATTGATTAAGTATCCATGTGCATTTTTTCCCGTTGTATTCCCCCTGTAAAACGACCTTGAACGACGGCGCAAGGCCCATGTATCCGTTGTCCAGCGTGAGTTTATTGCCCGTCGCCAGCGTGTAAATGTAGCTGATGGCAACGGCTTTTGTCGTGTCGGCCGCCGCGAATGTGTAGACCCCAGCCGCCTCGGAATACTGGCCCGTCGTGGGTACGCCCGTAACGCGGGTAAAAGCCGACCCGTCCGACGCGAGCACGACGCCAAGGTCCTGCGTGAACGTCCCGCCCGTGGTCGTTGGCGTCACGGTGTACGGCGATGCGGGGATGGTCTTGGCCTGGTCTATCGTCGCCAGCACGCTCCCGGTCTGCGGGGTCAAGCCGAAAACCATCTTGTCCCACATCAGCCCGTTCATGACGCCCGTTTCAGCCCGTCCCGTGATATGCGCTTGGCTGGACGCGGCATTGATCGGGAAACGCATCTGACCCCGCGCGTATTCGATGGCAAAGTCAGCGTCAATCGTGATTTTCTTCAGGTTGCCGATGCGGATGGGCGTGAGATCCGCCTGCGCCGTGCCCCCGAGCTTGCGTATCGGCACCGCGAACAGGTATCCCGAATCAAAGCTAAATTGCTGTGCGCTCCCGTCATTATCCTGATTTACCAGCATGTTGACCGGGATCGCGGACAGGGAATACTCTCCGTATGCCCCTACTTCGATGGGCACCGAGCCCTCAGTCCAGCAGTGCGACACCCGACCCCCGAGCGTTTGGTAATGCGTGATCGGATCGGGCTTCAGCGCGGTATCAATCGCGTCATGTACGTTATTGATGAGCGTGCCCTTTACCAGATCCGCCTCATTCCCCGAATCCGCGTACACGATGAGCCATGCCGTAAAGGTACGCAGGGCCGGGCTTCCCTTTTCCTGCGTTATGCTTTCGCTGTATTCCTTGATCCAGATCGCAGGAAGGTCCGGCGGTGTCTGCGATGCGAAATCATACTGGCGGCGAGATACGTTCTTTACCGTTGCCGATGATATCGTCTGCAACTTCGTCTTGAGCGCCTCGTAAATGGCCTCGCGCGTCCAGCTCATGCCAGCGCCTCACGCACGCAACGATTCACCATGTCGATAAATATCTGGCGGTATTCCGCGAGGGTAGTCCGCATGAATGACCGCACGGGATACGTCACGGTCCTGGTGAACTCCCGCACGGTGATAACCCGAGGCTCTATCGGTTGCCCGAAAGCCATCTTGATAAGGCGCTCATGGGACGGTATGTGCTGGGTAAACGTACCCCCGTACTCATGCACGGCACCATACGGGGCTTCCTTGCCGACGTATAACTGCCCTTCGATGAACTGGCGCGCCGAGGTCTGCACGTCATACGAGATGGACCGCGATAAATTCCCCGTGCGCTGGTGCAGGACCTGGCCGGATAGCTTGCCCGTGCGTACCGTGCTCTGCATCCGTATCAGCGTTTCCCGCATGCCATCGGCAAGCTTCAGGGCAAGCGGGGCGTCAAGGCGTTTCAGCTTTGCGGCAACCTGCTCCGTCCCGGTAACGGTTGCAGTAATCCCGGCCATTAGTATGACCTCGTGAACCGCTTGTATCGGTTGAGGGTGCGCTGTACGCCAGGAAGGAAGGGCTCCGTGTTAAACGATATAGTTTGCTGTTGCACGGTCGTCGACTTCTGGCCTATCCGCTGACGGCTGACGTATTCATAAGCCGCCTGCTCCATCGCGGCCAACTGTAAATCAGTGGGCACCGTGGAATATCCCGCCGTGTAGACTACGTAGATGTTCCGGTTGCCCCGCGCGAATCTTGAAGCCGCAAACCCCGGGATGTACTGGCTGTTCATCCCCTGCATCAGCGATATCGTGTCATCGTTGAACATATAGCCCGATGAGTTGCTGTTCGCGGCGGCAGGGATAACAGCCTCGTCGATCTTGAGCGTGGTCACGGCCGTGATCGGCGATTGCTTGAGCGTCAATTCCGTTCCGCCGTGCCCGTTGTAACGCTCGGTGTACGCGGCGGTGTAAATCTTGCGGCCCATCTCGCGCTCCATCGCGTCCTGAACCGATGTTGCGAGGCCGTCGATGATTCCCTTTTCCGCTACAGACATATCCGCGTAGGCCGTGGTTATCTTCAGCCAATCATGGATTTTCTGCCCGGTGGTGAACTCCCCAGCCATTACGCCGCCACGACTTTAAGCCCGTGCTCAAGGGCGTCATACAGGGCGCGCGCGCTCAGATCGAACACCCCTTTTTCATCGCACTTCATCTCGTGCCCGGTCAACGACATGACAAATATCTGCCGCTTGCGCTTTTCCTTGATCGGGATTGCTAACGTTGTCCCGGCCGGGACGTGGTAGTTCGTTACCTCAGTCTCCCGGTAGACTTTGAAAAGCGGCATCGGCTCACCGGCCCTTCTTGCGTCCGGGCTTTCCCGCCGGCGCATCGGCGGGCAGGACTTCCCCTTTCATGGCTTCCACGATGAGGCCGTGGGCCTTCGCGTGTCCGATTTCCTCGGCGTCCAGATCGAATATGCCTTCAGCCGTGCCCGTATGCTCGACGCCATCGGCGACGAATACGCGGACGGGATGGATTGAAGATTCCCACTTCCAGATCGGCGCGCCGCCCTCGGTCTTTTCAAGCACGCGCTTTTTCCTCTCCGTGGTCAGCTTTATTTTCATACCGCTCCTTTGTGGGGATGGGGGACCGGGCTTTCACCCGGCCCCCGTTGTCCCTTGGGTTAGTTCGCGGAACCGATGTTGGCGATCGTCCCGAAAGCCGGGCCGAACATCATCTGCAAAACCTCGCTGACGTATACCCCGTATTCCCACTTGCGAGCGACGATGGGGTAGTCGAGCTGGTAGTACTCGCGCCGCGTCTTGACCTGCATCAGGTTCGTGACGTTGGGCAACGAATACGGAAGCTTGTCGGCCGTGAACAGGATCGTTCCCGGAGCCAGGTACGGATGTACGTGGATCGGGATGATCTTGCCGGAGCCTTCGCCCGAAACGCTCATGCCGAACGGGTTGATGTAGGAGCCGATGACCATGCCTCCCGCGAACCGCCCGTCAGCCATCGCGTCCCCCTTGCCGGCGTCGATGTTCATCCGCCAGATCGGGGCCGCTCCACCGCCGATCACGATCTGCTTGAGGTCGAGCATCTGCTGATAGCTCACCCAGATGTCGTCGAACGACAGCTTGTAGTTCTTGTAGCGGTCCTTGAGGGCCGCGTCGATCTGCGTGACTCCGCCGGTTCCGTCAGCCGCGAGCACGGTGCCCGTGCCAGCCGTGCCGGTCGCCAGCCGCGAGGTGTAGGCACCGCTCGCGCTGTCGCTGTCGCCCTGTCCCGCTCCGTTGATGAGCGAGATCAGGCCGTCGAAGGTGTACGTGGTCGTGGTGGAATAGTCCGCCGCGATCCCCGCATCGTTCGCCGCTGTGGCTCCCAGGCCAACCTCGGACGATATCTTGATCGAGTTGATGGAGGTGATCGCGCCCAGGAGCGAACCGGCCCCCGTGGTCGGACCCCAGAACCAGGCGTAAGCCGCCGCACCGGCAACCGCCGTAACCGTCGCGCTGACAGTGTGGGCGTTGTCACCATCGGTCGCCGTGGTCACAGTCGCCACGCTCGAAACTTTCCCGGCGAATCCGCAGACGTTTTCCGCCGACGTTTCACCCTGCGGGGTACGAGATACGTAGCTCTGGATCGTGTCGCCTGCGGCCGCCAAACCGATCCCCGCCGAGGACCGAAAGCCCTCGGAAGTGAGCGCCACGCAGTACACCTTCACGGTCGTGGTCTGCGGTATCGCTCCACCGTCTGCCGAGTTATCGGTCAGGGACGGGGTGGAAGCCGTGCCCATCGCAAGGGAGCTATTGCCCCCGAGGATCTGCCCTTCCTCGTCGATCATCACGCTGTCCAGGAGCGCGCCAACGGCAACCGCGCGGGCGTCAGGCGAGAGGTTCTTGGAAGCCTCCTGCGCCTCGAACGATATGTAATCGTCGTGCCCGAGCGTCACGTACGTCGCCGTGTAGCTCTTGGTCGTGGTCGTGTTGTAGGCGTTGCGCTTGCCCTCGCTCACGCCCACGGGGACGTGTGCGGTGTTCACTCCGGTAACGGCCTTCCAGTGGGTCGCCGTGCCGCCATCTCCCGCAACGCGCGGGAACTTCTTGCGGAGCGGCAGGAGCTTCGGGTAGTAGAACTTTACCGTGGGCTCCAGGTCGTACCAGACGAGGTTGTTGGCGGTCGTGATACCGGCCGCCTTCAACAGGTCGTCAGTCTGCGGGCGCGTCATCGCGCCCTTGATCAGCTCGATCGTTTCCTGCACAGAATTCGTGTTCATTCAGCCTCCTGTTGTTTTGCGGCCGGTAAGCCGACAATCGTTCGTTTATTCAGCCGGCCCGATTGGGTCAGCTTTAGTAAGCCTCGTGCGTCACCGTCCTCCGCCATCTTCACGGCATCGGTGATTTCCTTTTCAAGCGCGGCCTCTTCCTCGCCCGTCGCGCCCTTGTTGATGTCCTGCCCCTTGTCCACCACGACGAGCTTGACGCCCTTCGCGGGCTCGGGCTCGGCCTTGAGCTTGACGATCTCGGCGTCTTTCGCGGCCAGGAGTTTCTTAAGGTCGTCGTTCTCACCGGCCAGCTTTGCGAGGTCCGTCACGGGCGCGGCCTCCTCCTTCTTGGCAGGAGCGGGCGCGGCCTCGGCGGCGGGCGGCTCTTTCTTTTCGCCACCCTCTCCCGGCTCTTCCTTTGGCTCCTCTTTCTCCTCGCCCTTCTCCTTGTCCTTCGGGTTCGCCTTCTCGTATTCCTCCAGCTTGCCCTTCATCTCGCTCAGGAGCGCGTCCTTCTCCTTGCACTTGTCGCACTTGTCCTCGTGCCCGATCATCTCGCCCATCTTGCCGCAGTTGTTGGCAATCGCAATCGCTGGCGCAAAGCACGCTTTCCGAACGATATCGACACCAATCGCCTCGTCGCCCTTGAGATGGAGCTTATCGAGCGCTTTCGCCGCGCGAATGAGCGCTACGCCTCCGCCAGGCACAATCCCTTGCGCAACAGCTGCGCGGGTTGCGTGGAGGGCGTCGTCGATCCGATCTTTCTTCTCGTTTGCCTCGGTCTCAGTAGCCGCTCCCACATTCACTACAGCAACGCCGCCAGCGAGTTTTGCGAGCCGCTCTTCAAGCTGCTTCC